GTTCGCGGTCTTCGACGAGACCCACCTATGGACGAACCGGGAGCTCCACTCCCTGCACGACACGATCCGCCGCAACCTCGCGAAGCGGAAGGCCGCCGAGCCGTGGAGCCTGGAGGTCTCGACCATGTACGCGGTCGGGGAGTCGTCGGTCGCCGAGGGCTCGCACAAGTTCGCCCAGGCGGTCGCCGAGGGGAAGATCAGCGGGAAGGGCCTCCTCTTCGACCATCGGCAGGGCCCGGAGTCGTTCGACTTCTCCGACGACGATCAGCTCCGCGCGGCCCTGGCCGACGCCTACGGCGACGCCGCGGAGTGGATGGACCTCGACCGGATGGTCGCCGAGGCCCGCGACCCCGCATCGCGCGAGCCCGACTTTCGCCGCTACTTCCTCAATCAGCCGACGCGGCCGGCCGACTCGTGGATCACGGGCGATCGGTGGGCATCGCTCGCCGTCCCGGGCCTGGAGTGCCCTCCGGGGGAGCCCGTGTGGGTCGGAGTGGACCTCTCGCTGAAGCATGACTCGACCGGCGTCGCCTGGGCGTGGATCACCGAGGACGGCCGGGTCGGCGTGAAGGCCCACGTCATCTCCCCGCGCGAGAGCGCGATCGCGCACGAGTACCACCCCGGCGGGATCGACATTGGCCGCGTGGAGGAGCTCATCGTCGATCTCGCGGCGCGCTACGACGTGCGCGCGGTCGTCTACGACCCCCGATTCATGGAGAGGTCGGCGCAGATTCTCTCCGAGGAGCACGGCCTCGCCGTGGCGCCGATAAATCAGTCGTCGGTCGTCATGCTCCGGGCGTATCAGTCGTGGTATCAGGCCGTCCAGGAGGGGCGCGTCGTCCATGACGGCGATCGGGTCCTGGAGCGCCACGTCACGAGCACCGCCGCGGTCGCCGCCGAGGGCGGGTGGAAGATTCGCAAGCTCCGGCAGTCGCACCGCATCGACGCGCACGTCGCCGCGGTCATGGCGCACTCGCGCGCGGAGCACGACCGGACGCACGTCGAGGAGGCGAGCGTCTACGAAGACCGGGGGATTCTCACCCTATGAACCCGTCAATCGCACGCGACGCGATGGGCGTCTGCGGCCTCGGATGCATCGTCGCCGGGACCTGGCTCCTCGCAGGCGGAGCCGTGGCCCTGCTCGTGCTCGGGGCGGTCCTCTTCATCGCCGGCGTCGGCGCCGAGATGAGGTCGTCGTGATCCTTCGCCGCATCCTGGGCGCGGACGAGTCGCGCGCCATCACGACCGACAAGGTATTCCCGAGGACCGCGATCGGAGCACCCGGCGCCGCCGGCGGTATGCAGGTCACGCCCGAGACCGCGCTCAACTACTCCGACGTCTGGGCGTGCGTTCGCATCCTCTCGGCGACCGCAGGCACGATCCCGCTCCAGGTCTTCCGCAGGCAGGCCGAGGGCCGCGATCGGATCATGGACACGATCGCCGCGCGCCTTCTCGCCCGTCCGGCGCCCTACATGACTCCGAGCACGTTCATCTCGGGCGTCGTGACGCAGCTCGCGCTCTACGGGAACGCCTTTGTCGCGAAGTACCGCGACCCCGGGCAGCCGGTCTCCTTCTTCGGCCTCATTCACCCCTCCCGGGTGCAGGTCAAAATCGACGCCGGCGAGCCGACGTTCCACATCTCCCCGGGCTCGGGCGGCCTCGGAGCATCGGGGGAGTTCACCCGCCGCGACGTGATCCACGTCAAGGCGTGGAGCGTGGACGGCATCGTCGGCCTCTCGCCGATCTCCTGCACGCAGGCGGTCGCCCTCGGCGCGCAGCTCCAGCGGTACGGCGCGCAGTTCTTCGCGAACTCCGCGCACCCGTCCGGGGTCCTCTCGACCTCGCAGCGGCTCACGCCCGAGGCCGTGGAGCGGCTGAAAGACTCGTGGACCGCGAAGTTCCAGGGCGTCGAGAACGCGGCGAAAGTGGCCGTGCTCGAAGAGGGCCTCGCCTGGCAGCCGATCACCCTGCCCCTGCACGATCAGGAGTTCCTCGCGCAGCGCCGCTATTCCGCGCGCGAGATCGCGGCCATCTACGGCGTGCCCGGGCACCTGATCGGCGCCGAGACGGGATCGAGCATGACCTACTCGAACGTCGAGCAGAGCACGCAGGCATTCCTCGCGCACGCCCTTCAGCCGTATCTGAAGGCGACCGAGGAGGCGCTCGCCCAGGACGAGGACCTCTTCCCCGTCGGCGGCCCGGATTACCCCGAGTTCATCCTCGACGCGATCCTGCGCCCGGACGCGCGCACGCGCGCCGAGGTCTACTCGACCGCGCTCGCCGGCGCGCCGTGGATGACCCCGGCCGAGGTCCGCGCACGGGAGAACCTCGGCCCCATGCCCGAGATGCCGCAAGACACGCAGGAGGAGCAGTAGTGGCCGACCTCCGACCGACGCGCGAGATGGCGGCAGAGGCCGCAAAGGGGCTCCGCTGGTACGCCGCGGGCCGTGGCGGCTCCGGGATCGTCCCGCAGACGCTCGCATGGGCGCGCAGGATCGCCGCGCGCGATGAGCTCTCGCCCGAGCGCGTGGTGAAGATGCGCGCCTGGCACGCGCGGCACGCCGTGGACCTCGAAGCGCCGCAGAACTCCGACCCCCGGGCCGACGGATACCCCGGGCCGGGTCGGGTCGCGTCCGCCCTCTGGGGCGGCCTGCCCGCCGCCGGATGGGCGGAGCGGAAAGTAGCCGAGCTCGAGCGCGAGGCGGAGGACGCGCGCGGGTACACCACGAAGGAGAAGGAGACCGACAAGATGCAGCGCCGGGAGCTCTCCGGCCCCGGATGGACGCCCAGGCAGGCGGCGCTCTACGACGTGCTCAAGCAGGTCGCCGACGTCTTCGGCCCGTTCGACACCGGCACCGGACCGGACGGGATTCACTACGTCGGCGCGGCGGATAACCCGTTCGCCGGCGAGGGGCTGAAGTGCGCGAACTGCGCCTTCTACACGGGCGGCGGCGGGTGCGAGCTCGTCTCCGACGAGGTTCGCGTCGAGCCCGAGGCCGTGTGCAAGTTCTGGATTATCCCCGGGGATCAGATTGACGGCGCGGAGCCCTCGCCCGAGCCGGTGGACGAGATGCCCGATTCCCCCGGGGATGAGGCGCGCGAGCTCCCGGACTCCTACCGGCTGGCCCTGGAGGACGACGTTCCGCCCGGACGCGCGTGCGGGAACTGCCGCTTCTACGACGAGACCGAGCGCGAGGGCGAGACGGTCCTCTGCCGCAGGTTCGACGAGCAGGTGCGCGGGGACCACTACTGCGATGCGTGGGAGTCCCGGGAGGACGAGCCTTCAGACGACGCCGGCTATGAGCCGAAGGATGAGGACGAGGAGCGCGCCCTCGTGACCGCCGCCCCGTTCGCCGGCCGTGCGCTGGTGGTGACGATCGGCGCTCCCGGTGCCGGGAAATCGTCATGGATTCGCCGCGAGCTCCCGGATGCCGAGCGCGTGAGCCTCGAGGCAATCCGCACCGACCCGGACGCCGATCGCGGGAAGGTGATCTCGGAGGCAATCGCCCGCACGTTCACGCTTCTTCGCGACGGTCGCCTCGTCGTGTTCGACTCGACCGGGATCGAGCCCGCGTTTCGCCGTCGCCTGCGCGGGATCGGTCGCCTGCTCGGCGTGCCCGTCCATGCCGTCGTATTCCGGACGCCGCTGGAGAAGCTCCTCGCCGGGCAGGAGGGCCGCGAGGCCCCGGTGCCTGCCGAGCGCGTGCGCGAGCTTCACCGGCAGCTCGAGGAGCAGATCGGACGCATCCCGGGCGAAGGATGGGCAAGCGTGACCACCGTGAGCCGCGAGGGGAACGTCGAGCGCATGGCCCCGGAGTTCGCCGAACTGCGCGCGGAGCTCGCGGGCGAGGCCCGCTCCCTGGACGCGACCGTAACCGAGGTCCGGGCGATGCCCGAGGAGGACGGCGGGTACACGATCGAGGGGCACGCAGCCGTCTTCGACTCGAACTCCTACCCGCTACCCGATGGCCGCGGCGGGACGTTCGTCGAGCAGGTCAAGCGCGGAGCATTCCGCCGGGCGCTACAGGACCCCGAGGGCCCGGTATCGGCGCTCGTCAATCACGACCCGAACCTCCTCCTCGCCTCGACCGCGGGCACTCCGCCGACCCTAGAGCTCTGGGAGGACCCGAAGGGGCTCCGGTTCCGCGCACGGGTGGCCCCGACCTCCTACGCCGAAGACCTCCGCCTGCTCATGGAGCGCGGCGACGTCGCCGGCATGAGCTTCGGTTTCACGGTCGAGGCCGATCGGTGGTGGCAAGACGGCGAGGGGCGCACCCGCCGCGACATTCAGCGGATAGGGCGCCTCACCGACGTCTCGGTCGTCACCGCCTCCCCCGCCTACCCGGAGCCCGCCTCCGAGATCACAAGTCGCGAGGCCGACGTGCCTCACGAGGAGGCGACCGCCTCCGAACCCGCCACGGGCGGCCCCTCGGCCGCAGCTTCGGCGAGCACCCGACGCCGCCGGATCGAGCTACTCGACCGGACGGCCCCGAACCCCATCCGAAAGGACGCATAACAATGTCGGAGACCTCCGCCATTACGCGCCTCCAGGAGAAGGGCCACGCTCTGAAGGGCGAGATGCGCGAGCTTCTCGACCTGGCCGATGGCGAGGAGCGCAGCCTGACCTCCGAGGAGGAGCAGAAGTTCGACCGCATGGCCGCGGACGTGGACAAGATCGCCGAGGAGATCGAGCGTCGCGAGCGTGTGAACGCTCTCCCGTTCGACGGCGCGATCGTCCGCGAGGCGACCACCATCGAGAAGGCCGCCGCCCCTGCTCCGCAGGAGGAGCGCGACCTGACCCCGGCCGGCGAGGAGTACCGCTCGCAGTTCTGGGCCGCCATGCGCGGCGCGGACGCCGCCGAGTACCGCGACCTCACGACCGCGACCGGCGGCTCCCCCTACGGCGGCTACACCGTGCCGCAGGGCTTCGAGTCGGCGATGTACGAGTTCGCCCGATTCCAGGGCGCGATCTCGTCGTTCGCGACCACGATCACGACCGAGGGCGGCGGAACGCTCATCGTGCCGACCGTGGGCAGCACCTACGGGACCGCCGACCTCACTTCCGAGGGCTCGGCGTACTCCGAGAGCGATGACGTCTTCGGGCAGGTCTCGCTCGGCGCGTACAAGATCACCCGGCTCGTGCAGGTCTCGCAGGAGCTCATGCAGGACTCGGGCGTCGATCTGGAGGGCTTTCTCGCCCGCAGCCTTGGCGAGAGCCTGGTCGCGAAGGAGGAGGCGTACTTCGCCGTCGGCACCGGCTCCTCGCAGCCGGCGGGCCTCTCGGGCTCCACGGCCGGCAAGACCGCGAGCTCGACCTCGGCCATCACCGCCGACGAGCTGGTGGACCTCTACCACTCGGTCTCGCCGCCGTACCGTTCGCGCCCGAACTGCGTCTGGCTCGCGGCCGACTCGAC